GCTTCGATATGCTTTCCCTGCAGGTTGCTTCCCCCTTCCCCGCCTGCTTAAAATTAAAATAACTGCCTATTTCTTCTAACCTCCCCTTTTCTTTTCAGCCAAAACAATGGCCTCCATGAAGGGGGGAGGCCATAAAGGAGGGGTTTTTATGAAGTGCAAATAGCAATTTTTTTAACCATGTGCGGAAAATTTTGGGTATACATGAAAACTTTGGGGAGAGGGAGAAATGGGAAGAAAACGATTTATTACAAGTGATATGAGTATAGATGAAAAAATAGCGGAAATTGCGGCAGAAAACCCTATAGCTGCCTTAATGTGGCCCTGGTTCATAACGGGCTTCGATGACTGGGGCCGTATGGAAGCAGTTCCGATGAAGATCAAATTGAGCATATTCCCTGCATTTCCATACACAGCAAAAGATATTGAGGAAGCTATCAATTTATATGATAAACACGGCATTGTACATAAATATGAGGTCGATGGTAAGGAATATATAGCTATAGAACCTGAAAAATACTACAAGTATCAAACCTATATTCGTGGTAGTAAACGAGAGATTGACGGCTCAAACTGCCCACCTCCGCCTAATCCTCCTTGGGATAACGTGGAAGATAGTGCAGAAGCGCCTACTTATAATAATCAGCACCTAGATGAGTGCACCTGCGCGCAAATTAGTGCAGATGAGTGCGATTGCATACCTTCACCTTCACCTTCACCTTCACCTTCACCTTCTCCTTCTCCTTCTCCTTCAGAGGATATAGATTCATGTCCGAACCCTCCGGGCCCGGACGCGCCGCAAGAAACCCCGGAGTCTTCTGATGACGACATTTCAGGTGACAACATCAAGGAGCCCAAATATAACGAAGACAGCTCACCTTATAAAGCTGCATTGTATCTACGTAACCGCATCCTTGAAAATAACCCAAGGGCCAGAGTGCCCAGGGACGATCCTGAAGATCCACTCATGCAAAAGTGGGCCCAAGAAATGGACAGACTTAATCGTATAGGTCCACCAGGCGGAAAACAAGGCTATAGCTGGCAGGAGATCAAACAACTAATAGATTTTTCCCAGGATGATGATTTTTGGCGTGCAAATATCCTATCTGCCGGCAAACTGCGGGAGAAGTGTGTCCAGCTTGAAAATCAAATGAAACGACAATTTGTTCGGGAGCCGCCTTGGGCAAAAGGGACAACTATGTCTAAAAACGTAGCAAATGCCCTCCGGTTGGTAGAAAAATATTCACAGGAAGAGGGTGGTTATCCATGACCATAGGTGAAACAGCAAAACTTCTTGCTGTGCTGGCTGCATCATATCCAAAATTCGAGGTTGACGACCTCAAGGTTCAAGTCTGGCATGAGATGTTGGGAGACTTGGACTATTCGGTTGCCAGCCTTGCGGTAAAAAAATTGATTATGCAGAATACTTTTCCGCCGGCGATTGCTGAGGTGCGAAAGGTTGCTGCCGAGTTAATGAATCGAGGGCAAGTGACAGGGGCCGAGGCCTGGGGAGAGGTCATAAAAGCCATCAGAAGCTTTGGTTATTATCGAGAAGAGGAGGCTTTAGCAAGCATGTCACCAACCACTGCAAAGGTGGTCAGACACATGGGTTGGAGGGAAATTTGCTTGAGCGACGAACCATCGGTGATTCGGGGCCAATTTCTAAAGATGTATGAGCAAGTATCAAACCGGGAGATGGAAGAACAGCTATTACCCCCAGAAATAAGAGACGATATTAAGCGACTAAGCGAAAAAATGAAAATGCTGGAAGGAGGTAAAGAGGATGAGCCAGATTGGAAATCAATACAGTGAACGTGACCGGCTCCTGGATATGTATTACAGGGCCGAAGGCGAGGAGCGGATTAGCATCCTCGCAAAGTTAGTAGTGTTAGACGAGGAGGCAGAATATGAGCAGCGTAAAAGAAGCACACGAGCGGCTGTATAAGAAAGTTCCTACCTTCCAGTGTAAATCCGGCTGCACTGACTGCTGTGGTCCAGTGCCATTTTCAAGATGGGAATGGAGTAGAGTAAGAGACAAACGTACTGGCGATATAAAAACACTGATATGCCCCTATGCAGTTGGTGGTCGATGTGAGATATACGAAAAACGGCCACTGATATGCAGGCTGTTCGGGGCGGTGGATACGGAATTATTACGCTGTCCGCACGGTTGCGGACCGGAACGGAAATTGAGTACGAAAGAAGCAGATGAGATTATGAACGAATATCTCAAAATTATGAATTTGTAAGAAGGTGAGAAAGGTGAAAGAACTTCAGATACTTCAGATAGAGATAGAAAGAGCCAAACGGGAATTGCAAGAAGCAGAAAACAGGCTGAATAATGCAGACAAAGACTTCATGGATGCAGCCATATTTGAATTTCTGGCGAAGCAAAAGAAATTGAATGCACTTCTCAAAAGGGCGAAGGAGTGTGCATGATGAGAATAGGGGAAAGGGTAAAAGTGAAAATGAAGGGCGGAAAAGGAAACGGTAGGTCGGTTTCTACGCACGAAGGCACAATAGAATTTATACACGAACGCTTTATAACAGTCAACACAGGCAAGTATCGTATAACTGTTTTAAATGCTGACCTGCTATGTGGAGAAGCACTTATAAAGGCGGTGGGCGAATGATAACGATAGCGGAATTGCTAAGAGAAAAACAAAAAATGCGTGAAGCAGAAAAGCAATACAGGAAGCAAAAAGAAGTTCGGAAGAATTATCTCTCCGAAGCGGACAGGCAGGAATTTATCCTGCTTGCCGCTATAGGAGGAAAAATGGAAGATATTTTAAAAAACTACATGGAATACAAGAAACCACGGGCACGAGTTAAATACCTAAAGACCGCAATAACGTATATCTTCAAGACATTGGATGATTACTTCCTAGGGATGGACGATAAACAAAGAGAAAGAGAGGCGCTAAAGATGGTTAAGGATTTAAAAGCGAAGCGGTATGAAGTGGTTTTGGTGCAAAAATATTAGGAGTTGAAGGCATTATGAACAGCAAGAGAAAAGGCAAAAGGGGCGAACTTGAGCTTGCGAGAAAGCTGCGGGAATACGGCTATGATTGCAGGCGGGGACAACAGTATAGCGGTATAGGAGGCGACGATGTGGTTGGTTTACCGCACATACATATAGAGTGCAAGCGGCAAGAAAGGTTGAACGTATACGAGGCAATAAGGCAAGCACAAAGAGACGCAAAAGAAGACGAAAAACCAGCGGTGTTTTGGAGAAGAAATCGGGAAGAATGGCTTGTCGTGATGAGGCTTGAAGATTGGATTGAGCTTTATAGGGAATGGGAGAGCGGACTATATATAAAGGAGGCTGGCGATTGAATGATAAAGCGGTGAAATTACTTTGGCAAATGGTGATTTCGACAATGGCAAAGAAAATGGAGAGGACCTGGGAGCTGTATGAACAATACATGCTTGAAACCCGGCTACATGTGCCGGTAAAAGAATATATTGAATGGCGGGAGGAAAGGACAGCATGAAAACATTGTCTGACCTGATACAAGAAGAGTATAGAGACAGGCATTGCGGAACATGTGCACGGCTCGGCACCAGACAAGGCAAATATGGCCGAGAAACATATTGCAAATTAGATGGGGAAAAGCGATTCAAAAATGATATGCAAGGGTGCCTCGGTTGGAAGGAGCGGAAGTTATAGCATGGAAGAAAAACTGCATGAGAAAGAGAAGAAACTGCTGGAATTCATTCGAAACTTAGGGCACGGGGAAATACTCATCAAAGTAGCTGATGGCCTGCCACAAATGATTGAGAAGGCTACGGAAAAAGTGAAGTTATGACGCATGGCGCAAACAGGGGAAGTGAGAAAATGATACTATATAACGACCACTTTCAAAATTATAAAAGGTACAACATACCGAAAGCGCAACTTATAATAGCGGATATTCCCTACAATCTCGCTGAAAATGCATATGCAAGTAATCCGCAATGGTACATTGACGGAGACATTGAGAAAGGCGAAAGCAAACTGGCCGGAAAGAAATTTTTTGATACAGACGATAACTTCAATATAGCTGAATTCATGCACTTCGCACATAGAATGCTTAAAAAAGAACCGAAAGAGAAGGGGCAAGCTGGTTGCATGATAGTATTCTGCGAGTTTGAACAACAGTTCATGCTCATTGAATACGCTAAAAGATACGGATTTAAGCACTACATCAACCTTGTATTCAGAAAAAACTATTCACCGCAAGTGTTGAAAGCCAATATGAAGATCGTTGGGAATTGTGAATACGCGATACTTTTGTACAGAGACAAGTTACCGAAATTCAGGAATAATGGGCAGATGATATTTAATTGCATGGATTATATAAGAGATACAACAACGCCAAAGATACACCCAACGCAAAAAAGCATACACGTTATAAAAAAGTTAATAGAACTGTTTACAGATGTGGGAGATGTAGTAATTGATCCTGTAGCTGGTAGCGGGGTTACATTATTGGCAGCAGAGCAGTTGGGCAGAAAGTCATATGGATTTGAGATAAAGAAACAGTATGTAGACGCTTTTTATAGGAAAATTGCCAGCTGTGTTCAGACAACATTTTTTCAATTTCAGCTAGAGCGTGAAATACAACAAAAACGAGTAACGGAAAACATGTGACGTATCCTGCAATTTATGTGAAGGAGTGATAAATCAATGACTAAAAAAGAAATTGAAAAAATAAGTGAGTTAATATCTGAACTTGATACAGCAGTAGAAAAATTAATTGTGCAAAATGAGTTAGTGGAAGATGCAATGCAGCAAGTTAGTAAAGTTAGCTTTGAATTAAGCAATATGCTTTCATAATAACGGAACGACATATTTCATAGAAAATGCGACTTCGGGGGGTTAAGGATGTTAGAAACTAAAGAAATACGTTATATATTTAAGAACTGCCCTTGTCGAGATGGATATAACTGTTTAGCGTTTCCAGAATACCCAGAATTGAAATGTCACATGGACGAAAAACGAGAATGCGAATTTATAAGAGTAACTAAAGTAAATAAAGCACGCTGACCGGAAAACCGGAGGCACTTTGACAGAAAAGCTGTTGAAGTGCCTTTTTCTTTTGGGGAGGAGAAATATGCTGGAACGTCATCATATTGTTTTTCGTAGTCAAGGGGGCCTGGATTTTCCACTGAACTACAAATACTTGACTCCAGAGCAGCACAGAGGGCCAAATGGCCCACATTTGAACAGAGAGACGGATTTGCGATATAAAAGGGAGTTGCAACAGAAGCTATTTGAGCTACTGCCAGAAGAGCAATATACATTCAATGAAATCCGAAAAATTTTGGGCCTGAAGAAAAGTCAAGAAAAACACTTCAAGGCAGTTCCGAAAAGAGCAGGATATATGGCAAAAGAAGATATAATTCGGAGGCTCATGGGAGGGAGATTATATTGAGCTTAGACATGCACGATATCGGCCAAGCCATATATGAAACAAGCCAGCAAATACAGAAGGGTGTCAAAAGCCTCTACGGCCATGCCAAGGCTTATGCAGAGGCCGAGCACGAGTATAGGCTGGCCCTGGCCAGGGAAATTGTGCGATTGAGGGATGAAAAAATGCCGGTATCACTAATTGCAGATGTGGCCCGGGGGAACCTTGCGGATTTGAAATACAAGCGTGACCTCGCAGAAGTGACATATAAGACAGCAAAGGACATGCTCCAGGCCCTGCAAAGCCAGCTATCAGGCCTTCAAACTCTCTACAAAAGACAGGATGAAATCTAAAGAGAATCATGGGAGGGGATAGCATGAGATATATACAAATGGCGAGGAAGAGCCAAAGCATCATCACTATTGAGGAATATATCAGAGAAAAGCAACCGGGGATTTACATACAGCTTTTGAAATTCATGAAAACAAAAAGAAAGATAGATGTAACAGAAAGGGTTTTAGCTGCAGCTGATGTTTCTGGAAAAGACAAATATTACAAATACATAATGCAGGAAAGGCCTAAGGGCGGCAGAGGTGGCATACTGCCAGGAGAAAAGGAGGAAGATTTATATGCGGATTGATAAGAGCATATTTCGATATATAGAACATGAATTATATAATTATGAGCAGACCAAGAAAGATTTGCAGCTTTATCGAGAGCAGATACTTGAAAGCTCACCTTCACCAGAAGTAGCGGTGCAGAGCGGCCCGGGAGATTCAACGGCGATGAAGGCGATCAAACTCGTATCATCAGCTTTTGTAGTGCAATCTGAAAGAGTAATTAATGCTATCGATAGAGCTCTTGCTATTCTTACTGAAAAACATAGAAAGTTATTTGAATTAAAATATCAAGATTGC